AATAAGAAAGAAAAAAAATTGACTTTTTATTATAATTTAGATATTTATAGGTATGGGAAAACAGATTACAAAGAAGATTTTAGATTGCAAACTTATCAAAGTTGAAAAACTTTATAATCAATCTGATAAAAACAATTTCTTTTATAATTTGCAATTAGAAGGAATTGATGACTTATTACTTGTTGAATCCAAAGTACCATTTGAGCCAAATCTAAAAGGTCATAAGATACGATACGAGTTAAATGCTGATAACGAAGTATGTAACTTTGACTTTTTGTAACGATGTGAAGGAGGGAGGTTTTACTATTCTATGTGCTTCCATTAATCATTATTATTTTTTTTCCTCCCTTCCTTCCTTTTTTTTATGATAACAAAAGAAAAAATATCACCACTTTTGGAAGCTGTGGTTAAAGACAACACGACACTCAAGTTTCCTGCTTATTCAATCGAAAAGGAATTACTGGCAATGTTCTTGGAAAAGATTGAATTTGATTATTTTACAATTCAATGTTTCAAAAAGTTAAAAAGAGATTACGGATTTGTATTCGGTCATATATTCTTAACCACAATAGAATTAAAAATGAAATTGAGGGAAAGAGATATCCAGACAATATCAGATGAGCAATACAGAGAAGAATTGGAAGAGTTTTTTAACACTTTAGAAAATCTCTATGTCACAAGGATTGAGAAACAATCACCCGATGGTGAGATGCTTTCAGTTATGGTTTAGAAATATTTTTTTGTAGGACTTGACACAAATGAGTTTTGTCTTATATTTATATTATAAATAATAAAAATGGAAGCTTTATTAATTTCAGGAAACACATTACAGAGTTGGAATGTCGATGACATACTCCAAAAAGAATTATCAGTATCTCGTTTAAGAGAAAGAATCACACAAGAAGATTGGGACAGCACAATAGGACAAAGATGTCAAGGTCTTACCTATTTGCAGGTTGAGCAATTTGATAACACCTATAATAATTTTAGATAAGATGGGAGCACTTAAAGAATATTATTACGATTACATAAGTTCAGAAGAATTTGACATTATGACAGATGATGAGTATGAACAATGGTTGGAACAAAAATCTGCTTATGAAGACGCATTATCTCAAGGAAGATAAAAACAATAAAAGATATTATCTCTAACAAAATAAAAAATGGCACAAAATAAAGAAGAGAGCATTGCAAGGATGAATCAGTTGAGCCTTGTTATGAACTACCTCAAACAAATCAACTTAAATTTACCACTCAAAGACATCGTAGCAATTAATAATGTTATGACTGACTATGTTATAAATGGTTATTCAAAAGAGATTGGAAGCAGATTGGATGCAATCGATAAACACATACAATCAAAGTTTCAAGATGAATAACGAAATATGGAAATCAATACCTTCCTTCCCAAACTATGAAGCGTCAAATCTTGGTAATATAAGAAGGGTTAGAAATAATAGAATCGTTAAACAAGGCAGTTCAGATATAAGGGGATATAAAGTTGTTTCAATATTCTATAACAAAAAGAAATATACCAAGAAAGTTGCAAGGTTGGTATGGTCAGCATTCAACGAATGTGAATGTGATGTTACAGTTGACCATATAGACAGAAATAAGAACAATAATAAGATAGATAACTTGAGATGTATCACACTCCAAGAACAATTCAAAAATCGTGGTATTTATAGAGGTACAAACAAATACTCCTTAACAGAAAAGGACAAGATTGAAATGGTTAAGAAGTATACCAATGGAGAATGGTCAACTTGGGACATATCAAAAAAATATGGTATTCCTAGTAATTATTTCCTTACCATATACCAAAGAGGTAGTTGGCACAAATTATGGACGAAAGAACATACAGAGAATTTAGAAAAATTGCAGTCAAAATAACTTCAGGTGATGAAAGGAGTGATGACTTATTACATGATGTTCTTGAGCAATTAGAAACCAATGTAAAATGGAATGAACTTAAAACAAAAGAAGAAAAGAATTATTTTCTTGTGAGAGCACTTACAAATCAATATAAATCAAATAACTCCAAGTTTAATAGAACATATAGAAGATTCACATTTGAGCAAATGACAAACCAAGAACAAGTTGATATAGAGTATAAAGAACCAATAACTTTGGAATGGGTAAATGAAACTCTAAATAAAGAACTCAAAGATAAACCTGAAAACTGGTATCAAGTTGGATTATTCAAGATGTATATGGAACATAGAAAGATTGAACCAATACATAAGAAAACAAAAATCCCCAAATATTCCATAAGAAGTACCATAAAGGAAATGAAACTTTGGTTAAATAAACAATGGGAAATAAATCAAAATGGGACAAATTAAACTAGACAAAGAAGATGTAAAAACCATAAAGGATTTACTTGATAACACAACACTTTACGATAGAGAAATTGCAGAAATGTTTGGTGTATCAAGAGGACACATCACAAAGATAAAGAACAAAAAAAGATGGAACTATGAGTACGGAGAACAAACAGACAACGCAGCAAGAACCGGACTTGAAACAAGAGTTGGTCTTCATAGATAAAGATAAAGATTGCAAAGAGTGTGATAAACAAAAAGAAATAACATTAAGTTTAGGTATGGTAACAACAGAAGAATGGGAAAAGGTAATCCCATTGTTAAATAAGATGACCCTTCAAAGACAAGAAGTGGAATACATTTATAACTTTTATAATAGAGTTTTTGGTACGAAGAAACAACCAGGTTGTGCAAAATGCATGAAAAATATAGCCATTCATCTCAAGGTAAGATGGTCAGAGATGAATAAGTAATTATGGTTTTTTTAGATTGGTTAAAGGGGTAGTTGCGAACATTTCGTGATTACCCCATATTTATTTATAGAATAATTAAATTAAATTACATTTATCATAATACGAGGGTTAAATAACTCAAAAAAATACAAATGGCAAAATCAACATCATCGAATGCAAGGAAGACAACTTTCGGTAGAAGGAAGGGTGGTAAGCCTGTAAAGTCATATAACAAACACAATAGCAAATCAACTTATCATAAACAATCAGCAAGAAGACAGAAATGAATATAGAACTTAAACTTGGAGATTGTCTTGAGGTATTAAAGACAATACCAGACAACTCAATAGATAGTGTAGTTACAGACCCACCTTATCACTTAACTTCAATAGTGAAAAGATTTGGTAAAGAAGATTCAGCACCAGCACAATTTGGAACTGATGGAGCATACGCAAGAGCATCAAAAGGTTTTATGGGTAAAGAATGGGACGGAGGAGATATTGCATTCAGAACTGAAGTATGGAGTGAGTGTTATAGAATATTAAAACCTGGTGGACATCTATTAGCATTTAGTCATAGTAGAACATACCACAGAATGGCTGTTGCAGTTGAAGATGCAGGGTTTGAGATTAGAGACCAGATTATGTGGGTATATGGTTCAGGTTTCCCCAAATCACACAACATAGGAAAAGCAATAGATAAGATTGAAGGTAATGAGAGAGAAGTAGTTGGTGAAAGACCACAAAGGGGTTCATTAAAAGAGGATATACCATTCCAAAAAAATACATCCAAACACGCGGTAGAAACTATAACCAAAGGTAATAGTGAATGGGAAGGTTGGGGAACAGCATTAAAACCAGCACACGAACCAATCGTTATGGCAAGAAAACCATTAAGTGAGAAATCAATTGCGGAGAATGTATTGAAACACGGAACAGGTGGAATAAATATTGATGGTTCAAGGATTGGAACTGATGAAATAACTACTAATGGTTATGGAGATAAAGGTTTTGTTGCACAAGAAGGATATGAACCATCAACACATCAAGGTAGATTTCCAGCAAACATAATCTTTGATGAAGAAGCGGGACAACTATTGGACGAACAGAGTGGAGTTAGTAAAAGTAAGAGTGGTGGTAAATCAACAGGTAGAAACTTTGGAGGACAAACAACGAAAGATAGAGATAGAACAGGACACGATGACAAAGGTGGAGCAAGTCGTTTCTTCTATTGTCCCAAAGCAGCAAAGAAAGATAGGAACGAAGGGTTAGATAATTTTGAGGATAAAAAGAGTAGAAAGTGGAGAGATGATAAAGGAATGAAATATACTGGTTCAGGTAATTTGAGAAACGAAGTAAGTAAAAACCATCACCCAACAGTTAAACCAACAGATTTAATGAGATACTTGATAAATCTTATTACACCACCAAATGGGACGATTTTAGACCCTTTTATGGGAAGTGGAAGCACAGGGAAAGCTGCAGTTAGATGTGGTCTTAATTTCATCGGCATTGAGAAAGAACAAGAATATATGGATATTGCAAAAGCGAGAATAGAACACGAAAGGAATAAACCAATTCAACAAAAATTATTATAATGCCAAGAAGTAGAGTACGCGGAGGACGCAAAGAACACAACAGAAAAATCAGACATAGAAAACTTATGTCAAACCATCAAGTTTTAGCAATTGAAGCACTAAAGAAGAAGATTTATCAAGAAGCTAAAGAAAGATATGAACAAGAAAAAAACAAATAAGAAATGAATTTACCAATAGACGATGGGGATTTACCATTAACACCCCCACCACCAAAACCATCAGGTAGACCAAAAGGTTCAAGAAAGAGAAAGATGACCGAAGCTGAAAAGAAGTCATTTATCAATGAATCAGCAAGGGAAATTTTGGACAACCATTTGTCCTATAATCAATATGTAAGTTATTGCAAAGAGAGAATGAACTTCTCCAAATCACAAGCAAATGAATATTGGATTAGAGTATGGGGATTACTTAAAAAGAAATTTGAACTAGAAAAAGATAAGTTGATTCTCAAACATTTGCAGAAGTATTGGGACATCTATGAGCAAGCACTTATATCAGGGGACCTTACCAATGCAAGACAATCTCTAAATGACTTAACGAAACTACAAGGATTAGCTGAACCAGAGAAACTTCATATCACAGGTACATCAATAAAACTTAATTTCGGAGAACCGAGTGAATAAAAACATTACAGTTCAAGGGTTCACACCAACAAGAAAACAAAAAGAAATTATTGATGCTTGTACAACAAATGATATCAAGTATATCATAGGTTGTTTTGGAAGACAGGCAGGGAAATCATTTACTGCTATGAACCTACTACTCAAGTGGGTATTAGAAGATAATGGTTCAGTTGCAATGTGGGTTTCACCAGTTTATTCACAAGCAAAAAAGGTATTCACCGAACTTACAAATACAATTGCAGGAACGGGACTTACCAAGTCAATTAATAAGTCAGAACTTACAATAACATTTATCAATGGGTCTGTAATGTATTTCAGAAGTGGTGAAAGAGAAGATACACTTCGAGGATATACTTTGACCTATCTTGTAATTGATGAAGCGGCATATATCAAAGACGAAGTGTGGAATACAGTACTTCGACCAACAGTATTAGTTCAAGGTAAGAAGGTATTATTCATATCAACACCAAAGGGAAGGAACTGGTTTTACAATCTAGCAATGAGAGGGTATAGTGACGATTATCCCCAATACAAAACATTTCACGCCACATCATTTGATACACCTTACATTACAGAAGAGGAACTTATTGAGGCGAAAATGTCTCTACCTGAAACGATTTATAAACAGGAAATCCTTGCTGAGTTTATAGATGATGGTGGGGAAGTGTTCTCAAACTTAAAATTAAATTGTGTCCTCAATAGTTATCCCCAAATGGTAGTTGATAAAAAATATTATGCAGGACTCGATTTTGGTCGTCAAAATGACTATACGGTACTGACCATCCTCAATTCAGAAGGAGAAATGGTCGATTTTTATCGTGAAAGACAAAAGAGTTGGGACATCATTATTTCTGAAGTTGTTAACAAACTAAAGAAGTGGAGACCAGTTTGTTTTGCGGAGGTCAACTCAATAGGTGATGTTCTATTTGAAAACATAAGAAAACAATATACATCACTACAACCATTCGTAACAAACAATGAATCAAAACAAAACCTTATTGAAGATTTGATTATGTGTCTCAATGAAGAAAAGTTAAAGCTCCCTTCACCAGAGTTAAATTCAGACCTATACAAGGAGCTATCTGTTTTTACATACGAATACTCACCAAAGACAAGAAAGGTCAGATATGGGTCTCCAAATGGGTTCCATGACGATACTGTGATATCATTAGCACTAGCCTATCACTCCTTCAAGAAGAAAGCAAACTATGGAAGTTATGTAATCAGATAGTTGTGAATAAAAAAAAAGAAAAAGATATTTCTATATGATGAACTTTAATTACAGCGGTAAGAATTATGAGATACTTGAACCAACAATAGATACCTGGTCCAAATTGGTTTTATTACAAGAATGGGATAGCGAAAGGGAATTTTGTGTAAAGTTATTATCTTTTTCAACAGGGCTATCAGAACAAGAGATTGAGAATTCTGACCCATTCGAAGTTGTAGATGCCGCAGAAAGATTGAATAAAATATTCCTTGAAAATTCAAATAAGTTTTACAATGAATTTGAATTTAAAGATAAGAAATATAAATTCATTGACTTACCAAATCTTACCTTCGGGGAATACATTGATATAGACAGTTATTTATCGAAAGAACCCCACGAAAAGAAGAAAGAAATGAATCTTCTTATGGCAATGTTATATCGTGAATTAGATAGTAATGGTAATTATCTACCATATAATTCAAAAGAATTACAGACCAAAGCGGAATTATTCAAATCTTTGCCTGTAAAATATGTTAATGGTAGTACCAATTTTTTTTTTCATTTAGACAGAATCTCACGAGGCAATTTCAAGCTCTCTTTAAACCTCAGGTTGAAACTGATGGTAAAGATGATATGGACACTCGTGAAAGCAATTCCTTTGATAAGTTTTGGGGTTGGTTCGGCACTTTGGTATCGCTTGCGAACGAAGACATCACAAAAGTTGAAGAAATTACTAAATATCCGTTAGTATTCGTTTTCAACTATTTATCATACATGAAGGATATAAATGAAATAAGAAGAAGGGAACAACAGAAACTTCAACAACAAATGAAAAACAAATAATATGGCAAACGGTGTAGGATATTATAACTTTAAAAAGATAATGGACTTGTTAAGGACATTAGCAGATTATCATGACCAAATACAATCATTTGGATTTGGAGATATTGAGCAACTTATTTACCAAACAGAAATGAGATTGAAACAAGATAATACTATTGCCAATCAAGCACCTTATTATCCTGGTATGTGGGTAATCCCTGAATTAGCAAGAACAGATGGTAGAGAAACAACCTATGAGTTTAATATCTTAATCATGGATATACAGAATACCAAAAACTTTGATAATGAACTTGACACATATAGCGACACTTTAGATATCCTTAAAGATGTAATTGCTCAATTGAAATACGCAACAGGTATGGAATGTTATTGTAATTTGGATGTTGATTACCCTATTGATATGACCCCATTTGGTGAAGCATATGATGATTATGTTAATGGATGGGCAGGTAAGATTAGATTAAGAGTACCTGACGCAATAAACAGATGTATTGCTCCTTACAGTACATTCCCACCTTGTGATAACAATTCAGATGGAGTCAGTCAATAATTATAAGTTTTACGAATTCCAACAAACAAAAGTACCACTGCCAAATTATGATGCGGCAATGGCTGAACTTGCAAAAATGTTTGAGGAAGCTCTCAAGAACAATTTAGGTAAACCATATCCTTATGCACCAGGATATTCAGGTGCAAAAGCTTCAACTGGAATAAGGAATATGAAAACAAAAACGGGCTCACTTTATAATTCCATTTCAGTAACATTCGACCCAACAACAAAACAAATCAAAGTTAAAATGTTGGATTATTGGAAATATGTTAACGATGGAAGAAAGCCAGGGAAATATGTTCCATTAAAACCTCTAATGGATTGGATAAGGGTCAAGGGTATGAATAGAGATGTGAAAGGAAGATTTAAAAAGTTCAATATAAAAGGAACTGCTTTTGCAATATCAACTTCTATCAAAAAGTTCGGTATAAGACCAACAAACTTCTTTGATGACAGTTTTGATACTTTCATTGATGCTTTCAATGACCCCAATGGACCAGCAGCTAAATTGAATATTGACCTCCAACAATTTTTAACAAAAATAATTCAAGAACCGATTAAATAATATGAGTATAGTAATAAACATAGACCAATCACCTTTAACTATTACCCCAAGTAATGGTGAGCATATCTATACGATGTCATCTACGGGGTACACACTCACAAATTTCAAGTTTATAATTGAAATATTTTTCCGTCCATCAAGTATAAATTTTTCTGGAAGTCCTGAACCATCAGCGAAGTTGAAAGTAAGACCCAACAGTTATGGTAAAGCGATAGTTGATTTGATTGAGATTGTAAGAACCTTTTTAAATGTGAATCCAAGATTCTCCGGTACAACTTATCCATATTTGAATTATGTTGCCCAAGAAAATTCGGTTATCACAATGAGTGATGCAACCAATACAAGAACTTTAAATGCTTATAACTTATGGGCTGGTGGAAGTCCAAATGCTGACCTCCCAATCTTATGGCACGCAGAACAATATCAAATTAAAGTTGGATGTGAATATCAGAGTGGTTCTTCCATAGTTACCGAAATGGATTATACTGCAACTACACAACCAGCAGCAATCAATATATTTCCGGGTGTTGATAATAAACTTATACCTGGACCATATCTTTCGGGAGCAACTTTAGGTAGTGGTTATACACAATCACCAAACTTTTTTCAAGTTAATAATCAATCATGGTATTACTATGATTTATTTAGACACATATATCAACAAGGGGAAGACACAAGCTGTGGACCTCGTGAATTATTAAATG